AGATGGAGTGGTTGCCGCCCTCCCCAGACGGCATCGCAATGTGCCAAGGTAGTGGTGTTCAAGGCCACACAAAAGAGAGGACGGCGAGATGAAGGATATGATGATCGGGGTTGATCTGGCAAAGAATGTTTTTCAGGCCCACGGCGCGCTGCTGACGGGGGAGGTTCAGTTCCGCAAGAAGCTTACGCGACAGCATTTCACCGCGTTCATGGCCCAGCAGGCTCCCTGCCTGGTCATTTTCGAAGCCTGTGGTGGGGCTCACTACTGGGCGCGTGAGATGGAAGCGCTTGGCCACGAGGTGAAGCTGATTGCGCCACAGTACGTTCGCCCGTTCGTCAAGCGCCAGAAAAATGATGCTGCCGACGCTGAGGCGATCGTGATCGCGGCCCGCCAGCCAGAGATGCGCTTCGTGGAGCCTAAGTCGGTTGAGCAGCAGTCTTGCGCGGCGGTGTTCCGCGGCCGGGAGCGGCTGGTCCATCAGCGCACCGCGGATGTAAACGCCTTGCGGGCCCTGCTGTACGAGCATGGCCACGTGTTTCCCGTCGGAATGCGTTACCTCGATCGCATTACAGCGCTTGTGGACGAAGAGACCTCCGGCTTGCCCGCGCTGATCCGGGAGGAGTGCCAGGACCTGCTGGCGCAGATTGCAGAGAAAACGGCGCGTGTCACCGAGCGCACAGCGAAACTCAAGGCGCTGGCCTCCCAGTCGGACCGGGCGCGTCGGCTGCAGACCATGCCGGGTGTTGGACCGATGACTGCCGTCGCGGTGGAAGCGTTCGGACCTGATATGGCGCAGTTCAAGACAGGGCGCGACTATGCAGCTTGGTTGGGGCTTGTGCCCAGGCAGCATTCCTCTGGAGGCAAGGAGCGCTTGGGGCGGATGACCAAGGCCGGCCAGGCCGACATCCGACGCCTGCTGATCATTGGTGCAATGTCGCGATTGGGTTGGCTTGGGCGGCGCACAATTGCAGAGGGCAGCTGGCTGTCACGCATGTTGGCGCGCAAACCCAAGATGTTGGCCGCGATCGCGCTGGCCAACAAGATGGCCCGGCAGATGTGGGCGATGCTGACGAAGAACGAGGACTACAGGGATCCGGCGCTGGCAGTCGCGGCATGATGCGCATGTCGAACCGCTAGCAACGGTGCCAAGGGGGTGTGAGAAGACGACGACCTGAATGGGCGAAATGATCGAACAGATCCGGATTAGGAAAACCAGTAGCAGGCTACGAGCCAACAGCTCGCGTCCGAGATTTGGACCCGATCCGCTGATCACCATCCCGGCCCGCGGCTTCTGGAAATGCCGCATCAAGAGGCCTCACAGAAGACCGCACTCGATCACGCGCCTATAGGATCAAAAACTTCTTGCACCACGGGCGGCAACCACAGAAGCCTGCTGGTTGCCGAGGGACGGCTGAACACCAAGGGCCGCGCGGTGGCGTCAAAGTCGAAAACCGGACGCGGCTTGGCGACCGTGCCGATCTTCCTGCTGGTGCCGCAGGTCAAGCTGCGCAAACGGCTCGATCTGGCTCGGGATGCGGAACGAGCTGTGGGTGGTGTGCCGGGGCTGATAGTGGCGAATTGGGGCAGTCAGAGGCTCTGACCACCGCCTGATTATCTATGAACGCTGCGAGAAGGCATTCAATTGGCGCGTTCCACTGGCTGCAAACGTTCAAAATCAAACTGGATGAATTGATCGAACAGGGCTGTTTTCTTGTACAATAAACCCTGAACATTCGCATCGGTTGCCTCGACGGTTTGCGTTTCCAGCAACCCAAGCCAAGTAAGCGGGGCCAGAAAAACGGCACGCATATAAATGTCGAGAGTGCTCAGTCGATGATCGAAAAATTGCTTTGGGGGAACAAAACAATATCTGGTCAGTTCTTTTGCACTGCGAGGCTTGTCTGCCGTGATCGACAGCGCCCAGAGCATAATTCCACTCTGTTCTTGCACCCATGGATGCGCCAGTTTCGTCAGGTTGCGTGGATTCACTTTGGAGAAAATCGCCTCGAACACACGCCGAACAAGAGCAACATCGGTTTGGTTCTTAAGCATTCGAAGCCCGTTGTCACGAATTTCGATACGATCCTCTTCAATCTGGATCAGGTCGCATTCCAAGGCGAGTGCTTTCAAGAAATCCAAGGGACCGATGATACCTTCGTGGAGAGGCCGTGAAATTCCCTTGATCAGCTCATAGTCATAATTCGGCCAATGTGTCGTCTGCAAAAGCAATTCAAGGCTGTCCGAGGTCAGGGTAGAATCAGGATCCACACAAACCCGCCCCTCCGAGATAAGGGTCAGCAACACATTCAGGTTTGCAAAAATATGGGATCGGCCAATTTCTGCTGCATGTTCTGAATATTGAATTTGGATTGGAGATTCAGCAGCGTTGAACGGGATCATTTTGTAAAAGGCTTCTTGCGGCAGTTGAAGCCAGGCTGGAAACACATCGCCCAGCCACTCCGTTAGCTCGGGCGGGAGTGGCATCGAGAGTTTGATTCGGGACATGGCGATCTGCTTACCTTGATATGGATGGATAATAGTACCCCATGCCCACCACACGCGAAACCATCCTCGCCGCACTTCACGCGCGGCTGCAGCCCCTTGCCGCCCTTGTCCTGCGCGACGATGTGCTGCCCGAGCGGATCCCGGCGGCGGGGCTGATCATCCTGCGTGATGGCCAGCCGGGCGAGCCGGAAGTGACGCTGTCGCCGCTGCGCTATCATTACCAGCATCGCGCGGAGATCGAGGTCGTCGTCCAGGCCCCTAATGGCCGCGCCACTGCCTTCGACGGCCTGATCGCCGCCATCGGCACCGCGCTGGAAGCTGACCGCACCCTCGGCGGCCTTTGCGATTGGGTTGAACCCGAAGCCCCGGCCTCGGTCGATCTGCCCATTGAGGGCGCGGCAGCCCTCAAGGCCGCAGTGATCACCGTCGTCCTGCACTACACCACTACCGGCCCCTTGGCCTGATATCCCACATAATTTGGAGAAAGACATGGCACGTGCGCAAGGCGCGCGGGCGCAGATGGCGCTCGGCTTTGAGACAGTTTACGGCACCCCGCCGCTCAGTGGGTTCACAAAGATGCCCTTTGCCAGCACCTCGCTGGGATCGGAACAGCCGCTCCTGAACAGCGAGTTGCTCGGGTATGGCCGCGACCCGCTGGCCCCGATCAAGGACGCGGTGACGGCCGACGGCGATGTTATGGTGCCGATCGACGCCGAGGCCTTCGGGTTCTGGCTGAAGGCGGCCTTCGGCGATCCGACGACCTCTGGCGTGGGGCCATTTACCCATGAGTTCCGCTCGGGCAGCTGGACCTTGCCCTCGATGTCGATTGAGACCGGCATGCCCGAGGTGCCACGCTTTGCGATGTATTCGGGCTGCGTGCTGGATCAGCTGTCGTGGCAGGTTCAACGCTCTGGCCTTTTGACCGCAACCGCACGGTTGGTGGCGCAAGGCGAGACCATCGCCACGACGACCAGCGCAGGCACGCCTGCAGAACTGGCGCTGAAGCGGTTCGGGCATTTCAACGGCGCGATCAGTCGTAACGGGAGCGCACTCGGCAATGTCGTCTCGGCCGAAATCACCTATGCCAACAACCTCGACCGGATCGAGACCATCCGCAGCGACGGTAAGATCGACGGGGCCGACCCGTCCATCGCAGCACTGACCGGCCGGATCGAGGTGCGCTTTGCCGACAGCACGCTGGTGACGCAGGCAATCAACGGCGATCCCTGCGAAATCAGCTTCGCCTATGTCCTGCCCTCAGGCGAAAGCTTCACCTTCACCGTTCACGCCGTTTACCTGCCGCGCCCCCGGATCGAAATTTCCGGGCCGCAGGGCGTGCAGGCCAGTTTTGACTGGCAAGCAGCGAAAGCCGCCAGCCCCGCCCGCATGTGCACCGCAACCCTGATCAACAGCATTGTGAGTTACTGACCATGATCCGCCTGAACCTGACCGCCACCCCCGAATGGCTGGACCTCGCCCCCGGCTTGCGCCTTCTGGTGGGCCCCCTGACCACCGCCCTGATGGTCTCGGCCCGCGCCGATGCCTCCATCGAGGCCCTGCCCGAAGAAGCCAGTCAGGAGGACCTGGCGCTCGCCATGGCAAAGTCCGTTGCCCGCCGCGCGGTTCTCGAGTGGGAGGGGGTTGGCGATGTTGCGGGCAATATCGTGCCTGTCACCCCAGCTGGCATCGACGCCCTTCTGGAAATCTGGCCGGTCTTCGAGGCGTTCCAGACCCAATATGTCGCGAAAGGTCTGATCCTGGACGCGGAAAAAAACGTCTCCGCGCCCTCGCCGACTGGTCTTTCGGCGGGGGCGACCGGTACTGCGCGGCCTGCCAAGGTACCTGCCCCGACTGCCCCACGAAACTGAATCAACCCCAGACATTGGAGGGCTGGCAGGTCTGGGATCTGGTCGGCCGCCTCGGAGGCCAGCTGCGCGTAATCCCTGACGCAGTGCTCGGATGGGATATGGGCGCGGCCCTCGCCCTTGCGGCAGCGCTGGGCATCGACACCCTGATCGCCGCCGAACTGCTGCCCGAGATCGAGGCTGTAATGGTGCGCAAACTGAACGAACAGATGGAAGGAGGCCGCGATGGCTGAAAAAAGGGTGTCCGTGCGCCTCGTCGCCGAAGGCGGCCGCCAGGTCCGCGCCGAATTGGAGGGCGTGGGCACTGCCGGTGCCCGGGGTTTTGGCCGCCTGTCGCGCGAGATGGATATGGCCAATGCGCGCGTAGCCGCGTTCGCACGCCGCGCCACGCTGGCCGCTGCAGCCGCCACGGCGGCGTTGGCCGTTGCCGGAGCGGCTATGATCCGCTCGGGTCTGCAAACGGTTGATGCACAAGCCAAGCTCGCCGCTTCGCTCGACACCACCGTTGCCAGCATTCAGGTGCTGGAACGTGCAGGCGATCTGGCGGGCGTGTCGATGGGTCAGGTCGAACAGGCCACTGTGCAGCTGACGCGGCGGCTGTCACAGGCGGCAGCCGGGACCGGCCCAGCCGTGGACGCCCTGCGCCGCCTGCGGCTCTCAGCGGAAGACCTGCAGAGCATGCCGCTTGATGCGCGCATCGCGGCCCTTCAGGAGGCGCTTGGGCAATTTGTCCCCGAGGCCGAACGCGCGGCGGTGGCCTCGCAACTCTTCGGCGACCGCGCGGCCTTGGTGTTCACCCGGATCGACACTGCGACACTGCGCCAGGCGACCGAGGACGTTCTTGCGTTTGGCGTTGTCGTCTCAGAGCAGGACGCAGACCAGATCGAACGCACCAATGATGCGATTTCGCGGCTGGGGCTGATCTGGCGCGGCATTTCGAACCAGCTCGCGGTTGCAGCGGCCCCGGCGCTCGAGGCGGTGGCCAATGCGCTGGCCGCTGTCGCGCGCACCACCGGGCCGGTGGGCATTGCGATCCGGGCGCTCTTTGACAACATCGGGCGGCTGACCACCTATGCCGCGACCTTCGCAGGCCTCATGGCCGGGCGCTGGGTGGCGGGCATGGCCATGGCCGCTCTGTCGGTGCGCGGGCTGGCCACGGCCCTGGTCGTTCTGCGCGGTGCGCTGATCCGCACCGGGATCGGGGCGCTGATCGTCGGTGCGGGCGAGTTGGTCTATCAATTCACCCGGCTCGTCGCCGGGGCGGGCGGCGTGGGAGAAGCGTTCCGCCTGCTGGGTGATCTGGCCAAAGAGGTCTGGTCGCGCATGGGGCTGGCGCTGGACGGGGCGCTGGCAGAGATGGCGGCCGGATGGGAGGGACTAAAGGCAGCCGGGCTTTCGGCGCTTGAGGGCACCATCGCGGGCGTCGTCAGCTTTGGCGACCGGACGGCGGCTATTTTCCAAGGGGCCTATGATGCAGCCGTGGCGATCTGGGGCAGCCTGCCCGGTGCCATCGGCGATTTTGCCTTCCAAGCCGCGAACGGACTGATCTCGGGCGTCGAGGCGATGCTGAATGGTGTCGTTACCCGGATCAACAGTTTCATCAACGGGTTAAACGCAGCACTGGCGCTGCTGCCGGAATGGGCGACTGGCGAAGGCGGGGTCCGGATCGGCACGCTCGACCCACTGGGGCTGAGCCGGATCGGCAACCCGTTTGAAGGCGTGGCCGAGGCTGCCGGTGCCGCCGCAGCTGATGCTTTCTCAGCGGCACTGTCGCGCACCTATCTGGAACCGCCCGACCTCGGCCTTGGGGCGATGGCCGAGGATGCCCAAGCCCGCGCCGATGGATACCGCGAAGCGGCTGGCATGTTGGCCGATGCCGCAGGCCGCCCACTGGCCAGTTGGCAGGCGCTGCGCGACGCAGTATCGGGCAGCGGAGCGGATGCCGAAGCTGCACTTGCCAATGCCACCGCCTCGGCGAATGCACTGGGCGCTGAACTTGATGACACCGCTACCGCTGCCGGTGGTGCGGGAGCCGCAGCGCGCGCAGCCGGGGCGGCGGCAGCTGCAGGTGCCGAAACTGCGGCAACAGGCTGGGCTGCCGTCACCGCCGCGCTTTCCGACTATGCCGCCAAGGCCCGCGAGATCGGTGGTGATATCGGAAACGCGTTGGTCGGCGCATTCCAGAGCGCCGAGAACGCCGTGGCCAGCTTCGTCAAAACCGGCAAGCTCGACTTTCGCGACCTAGTGACGTCTATGATTGCCGATCTGGCCAAGCTGGCAGCGCGGCGGTTCATCCTCGGCCCCATCGCCAACGCGCTTTCCGGTGCGCTGGGCGGCGCAGGCGGTTTGTTCGCCAACATCTTTCATACGGGCGGCATGGTTGGATCGCCGGGCCCGGGCCGCATGGTGCCAGCGATGGCCTTTGCAGGCGCGCCCCGAATGCATTCGGGCGGCTGGGCGGGTCTCAGGCCCGACGAGGTTCCGGCGATCCTGCAGCGCGGCGAGCGGGTTCTGTCGCGCCGGAATGCAGCGGAATATGGGCAGGGGTCGAGCGCCGCCACAAATGTTTCGGTGACGATCAACGCCCGCGACGCTGAAAGCTTCCGACAATCGCGCACGCAGGTCGCGGCTGACATTGCCCGCGCCGTGTCGTTGGGTCGGAGGGGCATGTGATGTTTCATGAGGTGCGTTTTCCCGACAACATCAGCCGCGGGGCGCGGGGCGGCCCGGAACGGCGCACTCAGATCGTGGAACTGGCCAGCGGTGACGAGGAACGCAACGCCAGCTGGGCTAACTCGCGCCGTCGCTATGACGTCGCCTACGGCATCCGCCGCACCGATGACCTGGCCTCGGTCGTCGCCTTTTTCGAGGCCCGCAACGGTCGCCTGCACGGGTTTCGCACCAAGGATTGGGCCGATTACAAATCCTGCCTGCCGTCGCAAGCGGTCGCCGCCACCGATCAACCCATCGGCACTGGCAATGGCTCTGTCACGAGTTTCGGCCTGCTGAAGCGCTACACTTCCGGCGCGCAAAGCTGGACCCGCGCAATTGCAAAGCCGGTCGCAGGCAGCGTCCGCGTGGCCCTGAACGGGGTCGAGCAGATGACCGGCTGGAGCGTCGATACCACAACCGGCAGCGTCACCTTCACCGCCGCGCCCGGCGCAGGAATCGCGATCACCGCAGGCTTCGAATTCGATGTTCCCGTGCGTTTCGACACCGACACGCTCGACGTGACCCTCGATATTGAACGGCTGGGATCGATCACCTCTATCCCTCTGTTGGAGATCCGCAGATGAGCGTGCTGTACGATTAAGGTCGGACTGCTCCTGCGGGGATGAGGCAGCCGTTACTCGGTCAAAGTGGGCGGAGTGCGCTGGAAGTTCACAACCCGATCATTGGACGGATTATATTCTCTCAAGGCGGCCAGAAACGCTTCAAGCGTCACAACATCAACATCGAGGCGGTTGCAATCAAGTTGGCTCTCCGCTTCGGCCGCACCATCGGTTCCGGGTTCGTGTGGGACATCATTCGTCATCATTGCACCTACCTCAGGCAACTCGCTCTGGCTTGCAGGATGGCTCGCGGTGCCTTTCACATCAAGGAATTTCCATGAAATCTCTCTCCCCCGCTCTGCAGGCCCATCTTGACGATGGCACCACCACCCTGTCCTGGTGCTGGCGAATTTCGCAGGCGGACGGCGTGGCGCTGGGCTTCACCGATCATGATCGCGCGCTCAGTTTTGATGGCACCGAGTTTGAGCCCGAAAGCGGGTTTGCCGCCTCCGAAATCCGCGCTGGCTCAGATCTGGCCGTTGATGCGCAAGATGCCACCGGCGTGCTGACCTCGGACCGGATCACGGAAACCGACATTCTCGACGGACGCTGGGATAACGCGGCGGTGGAGCTTTGGCGGGTCAATTGGGCCGATACCAGCCAGCGCGTGCTTCTGCGGCGCGGGGCGGTCGGGCAAATCCGGCGCGGGCGCATGGCCTTTGTCGCGGAGGTCCGGTCCCTGGCGCATGTGCTGGGCCAGACCGTGGGGCGGACGTTTCAGGCGGGGTGCGACGCGGCTCTGGGCGATGCCCGCTGCCGGATCAATCTGGAGAATGCCGTCTATAGGGGCACGGGCGTGGTCGCTGACCAGTTGCGTGATCGGGCCTTCATGGCTTCAGGGCTGTCCGGTTTTGACGCTGGATGGTTCACATCCGGCACAATCACTTGGACCAGCGGAGCAAATGCCGGGCGCATCACCGAGGTGCTGTCCCATGGCCGGGCAGATGGCATTGCGACACTGACGCTGCTGGAAGCCCCGGTGCGCGCTATCGCCGAGGGTGACAGCTTCGTCGCCCGGGCCGGATGCGACAAGCGGATCGCCACCTGCAGCGCCAAGTTCGGGAATGTCGCCAACTTCAGGGGTTTTCCGAACATTCCGGGTCAAGATGCGGTGCTGCGTTATGCCAGCCAAGACGGCGGCCACGAAGGAAGCGTGTTGTGATGATCGCCGATGCAGCACTCGTTGTCGCGGCTGCCCGCTCCTGGCTCGGCACGCCGTATCATGACCAAGCCAGCCTGCGCGGTGTCGGCTGCGACTGTCTTGGCTTGGCGCGCGGCGTCTGGCGCGAGGTGGTGGGCGATGAGCCGTTCCCGATCCCACCCTACAGCCGGGATTGGGGCGAGACTGGTCCCCGCGAAGTTCTGGCTGAAGGCGCGCGCCAAATGATGCCGGAAATCGCCCCCACTGACGTCAGTCCCGGCGCGCTCGTCCTGTTCCGCATGGCCCCGCGCGCAATCGCCAAGCATGTCGGGATCCTGACCACCCCCGACCGCTTCATCCATTCCTATGAACGGCTGGGCGTGGTCGAGGAAATCCTGACCCCAGCATGGCAGCGGCGCGTCGCCTTCGCGTTCCTGTTCCCGCGCTCCAGCAACATCTGAGATTTTCACATGGCAACTCTTGTTCTCGGGGCTGTCGGCTCCGCGCTCGGTGCGGGATTCGGCGGCGCGATCCTCGGCTTTTCCGGCGCGGCGATCGGCGGCTTTGTCGGCTCGACCATCGGCTCAGTGGTTGATAGTTGGATCGTGTCGTCCCTGGCCCCGGCCCAACGCATTGAGGGTGCGCGGCTGGATAGCCTACGGATTACATCCTCGACCGAGGGTGCCGTAGTCCCGCGCCTGTTCGGTCGGATGCGGATTGGCGGCAATATCATCTGGGCCACGGATTTTCGCGAGGAGACCAAGACCACCAGTCAGGGCGGTGGGAAAGGCCTTGGGCCAAAGGTCAGAACCACGGAATACCTCTATTATTCCTCCTTCGCCGTGGCGCTCTGCGAGGGCGAGATCACCGGCATTGGCCGCGTCTGGGCGGACGGCAAGCCGATGGATATGACCGGCGTCACCTGGCGCTGGTATCCCGGCAACGAGCTGCAGGCTCCGGACCCATTCATCAGCGCCAAGATGGGGGCATCCAATACCCCCGCTTATCGCGGCACTGCCTATGTGGTGTTCGAGGAATTGGACCTCAGCGCCTTCGGCAACCGGCTGCCGCAGATCAGTTTCGAGGTGTTCCGGCCGCTGGCCGATGCTGACACCGCCGAGGGGTTGGTCAAGGCTGTGACGCTAATCCCGGCCTCGGGTGAATTCAGCTATGCCACCACACCCGTCAAGAAGACCAGCGGCGGCACGACCATCGGCTTTGGTCAGCCCTCGGGCGGCACAACGGTTGCCGAGAACCTGAACGCAATCTCCAACACCGCCGATATCGTCGTGGCGTTGGATCGGCTGCAGGCGATGGCACCGGCGGTGGAAAGTGTGTCGCTGGTGGTGGCCTGGTTCGGCGATGACCTGCGTGCGGGGAACTGCAAGGTTCGCCCCGGCGTCGAGGTTACGGCCAAGATCACGACGCCCTCCGCCTGGTCGGTGAATGGTGTTGCACGTGCAGATGCTTTCCTTGTCAGCCGAGACGCAGAGGATCGTCCGGTCTATGGCGGCACGCCTGCGGATTTCGCCGTGGTGCAGGCGATCCAGGAGATGAAAGCGCGCGGGCTGCGAGTGACCTTCTATCCGTTTCTGCTGATGGATGTGCCGAGCGGCAACACCCTGCCGAATCCCTTCTCTGACGACGCTGCCACAACCGGCCAGCCTGCTTTTCCCTGGCGGGGAAGGATCACTTGCTCCCCGGCGGAGGGTTATGCCGGGACCGTGGACAAAACTGCAGCAGCGGCCACGCAAATTTCATCCCTGTTCGGAACAGCCACTCCCGCCAGTTTCAGCGTCTCCGGCGAAAATGTCAGCTGGACCGGCCCGGCAGGCGAATGGTCGCTGCGTCGAATGATCCTGCACTACGCGCATCTCTGCAAAGCAGCTGGGGGCGTCGATGCCTTCCTGATCGGGTCGGAAATGCCCGACCTGACCACGATCCGCTCGGGCGCCGCCACCTATCCCGCGGTCACTGCATTCAAGGCTCTCGCCAGCGATGTTCGCGCGATCCTCGGTGCGGGTTTGAGCCTCGGCTATGCGGCCGACTGGTCGGAGTATTTCGGCCACCACCCCAGCGACGGCAGCGGCGACGTGTTCTTCCACCTCGATCCGCTCTGGTCGGACGCCAGTATCGATTTCATCGGGATCGACAATTACATGCCGCTCTCGGACTGGCGTGACGGGTTTGATCACATTGATGCCGCGCTGGCCCCGGCGATCTACGACCGTGCCTACCTGCAATCAAACATCACCGGTGGCGAGGGGTTTGACTGGTTCTATGCCAGCCCGTCTGATCGCGCCGGGCAGATAAGAACGCCGATCACCGATGCTGGCGCGGGCAAACCATGGGTATTCCGCTTCAAGGATCTGCGCGCCTGGTGGTCAAACTCCCACTATAATCGTCCGGGTGGCGTTGAGAGCGGTGTGCCAACCGATTGGGCGCCACAATCAAAACCGATCTGGTTCACCGAACTGGGCTGCCCGGCGATTGATCGTGGCACCAACCAGCCGAACGTGTTCTTCGATCCGAAGTCGTCAGAAAGTTTCACGCCCTACTTCTCGCGCGGCTGGCGCGACGATGCGATCCAGCGCGCTTATCTTGAGGCGACATATTTGTTCTGGGGTGCCGCAGCCAACAATCCTACATCGTCGGTCTACTCCGCGCCGATGGTCCATGTGCCGGAATGCGCGGCCTGGACCTGGGACGCCCGGCCCTATCCGTTCTTTCCCGGCCTGACCGACGTCTGGACCGATGGCCCCAACTGGCGGCGCGGCCATTGGCTGACCGGACGGCTGGGCGCTGTTTCCCTCGCCGCACTGGTGCGCCACCTCTGCCTGCGTGCCGGAATGCCAGAAGATCAGATCGACGTCTCCGGCCTCTGGGGCGCAGTTGAGGGCTATGTGATTTCAGCGCTGGAAGCCCCACGCGCCTCGATTTCCACGCTGGCCCGGCATTTCGGCTTCGATGCGGTGGAGAGCGAAGGAAGTATTCGGTTTCTGATGCGTGGCCGGATCGCCGGTTTGACCATCACGCCCGACAGCATGGTCGCGCCCTCCTCGGCGCAGGGTGACGTTATGGAACTGACCCGGGCGCAGGAAACCGAACTGCCGCAGGCGTTGAAGTGGCAGGTCGCGCGCGCCGACGAGGACTATGACGCCGCACAGGTCGAGGCCCGGCGCATCACCGTTGATACTACCCGTATCGCTTCGGAAAGCTTCCCGATGGCGATCCCGCCCGAGGAGGCAGAACGCCGCTGCCGCCGCGCACTGATGGAGGCATGGGTGGACCGGGAAAGTGCGGTGTTTCGCCTGCCGCCCTCGCGACTTGCGCTGGATCCCTGCGACGTGATCCTGCTCGACCATGACGGCCGACTGACCGAGATGCGGCTGGTGTCCATCGCCGACTCGGACCAGCGTAGCGTCGATGCGGTGCGTCAGGACCGGTCCGTCTATGACCTGCCACCGGGAGAACCCCGCCCGGCCACGCTGTCGACACCGACGGTCTTCGGCACACCCGACATCGTGCTGCTGGACCTGCCGCAGCTACGCGAGGACCAGCCTGCGCACCGACCCTTCGTCGCCGCCCACGCCAAGCCATGGCCGGGTGAAATCGCCGTCTATCGCAGCGCCGCGACGGATGGTTTTGCGCTGCTGACCAGTTTTGGGACGCGGGCACGGATGGGCGTGCTGGCGGCAGATTTCTTTGCTGGGCCGGTGTCGCGCTTCGATCTGGGCAATGCGCTGGTGGTCGATCTCTATTCCGGCACACTGGAAAGCGTCACGGACATCACCTTGCTGGGTGGGGCCAATGCGCTGGCCATTGAGGCCGCCGCTGGGCAATGGGAAATCGTCCAGGCAGGCACAGCCGAGCTGATCGCGCCCGGCCGCTATCGCCTGACCCGCCTGCTGCGTGGCCAGCGCGGAACCGAAGGTGCGATGGTCAGCATGGTGCCGACCGGCGCGCGGGTGGTGGTGCTGGACACAACCATTGCCAGCCTGCCGATTGCTGAAGCCGATCTGGGTCTGCCGTGGAACTGGCGCATCGGCCCAGCTTCCAAACCGGTCAGCGACGAAACCTTTATAGCCACCAGCTTCACCCCCGAAGGCGCTGGGCTCCGGCCGTTTTCGGTCGCGCATGTCGAGCAGCCGTGGCGCACCGCCCGCAGCCCCGGCGATCTGACCATTCGCTGGACGCGCCGGTCGCGATCCCTGGCCGCTGACACATGGGGCATGGGCGATGTGCCGCTGGCTGAGGACTTTGAGGCATATCAGGTCGACATTCTGGACGGGTCAGTTGTCAAGCGTTCCTTGACGACTGCTACGACTAGCGTCCTTTACACCACCGCCCAGCAGACCGCCGATTGGGGCGCCCCCCTCGGGCCCGGCCAATTCCTCGCCATCCGCATCTATCAGCTCTCGGCCCTGATCGGCCGGGGCGCTGGGCGGTCTGTCACGCTCACATTCTGAAAGCAGGATCATGTCCGACATCACCACCCATCTTCTGCTGCCCTATATTCTGGCATCGCAGGCCCAGAAGCATGTCACCCATAACGAGGCGCTGCGCCTGCTCGATGCCATGGTGCAGCTGTCAGTGCTCGAACGCGCGCGCACCGCCCCACCGGCTAGCCCGACCGACGGCGACCGGCATATTGTGGCGTCTGGGGCGACAGGTCTGTGGGCTGGCTGGGATTTGAATGTGGCCTTCTGGGTCGATGGCGTCTGGATGCGGCTGGTGCCGCGCCCCGGCTGGCTGGCATGGGTCGAGGACGAGGGTCTGCTGCTGGTCTACGATGGCGCTGACTGGATCGGCTCGACGCCTGCCGCGCTGCAGAACATGGCACTGCTGGGGCTGGGGACGACGGCAGATACCGCCAATCCGTTCTCGGCCAAGCTCAACGCCGCGCTCTGGACTGCGAAGACCGTGGCCGAAGGTGGGACCGGTGATCTGTTCTACACGATGAACAAGGAGGCTGCGGGCGACGATCTCGGGCTCACGCTCCAGACCAACTTCGTGACAAAGGCGCTGGTCGGCCTGTTCGGGTCGGACAGGTTCCGGCTCGCGGTCTCCACCGACGGCAGCACGTTCTTGGACGGGCTGATCGTCGACAATACCAATGGCATCGTCGACCAACCGCAGTTGCCCCGCTTCAAGGCCTACACCAATTACGACAACTATGTCGGTGTCGGCACCTGGACGAAGATCGGCTTGAACAACACCGACACTAACGATCAGGGCGCGTTCGACGCGGGTACCAACCTGTTCACCGCGCCTGCGGACGGCACCTACCTGTTCGGCGCGACGCTGCTCTACAAGATCAACGCCAGCGCCACGGCGCGGATGCGTGGGCGGCTCGTACTGAACGGCAGCACGGAGATCAGGGGCTCTTTCGGCGAGAGCTCGGCCACCCATGTTTCGCTGGCCACCGCGATCTGGCTGCAGACCATGGTGCCGCTCACCGCGGGCGATACCGTCGAGCTGCAGGGGTATTTCCGGGTCGCGGACGGCTACTTCGCCGCCGATCACACCAGCTTCTGGGGCTGCAAGATTGGGTGACCCGCCCCCACCGCAGGCTGTTTCGCACGAACATCAGACTCATGACCCAAGGATATCACCATGACAGACCGCACCTCATTGCTGCAGGAGGTCGGCGCGGCCTTCCGCGACAACGGCCTGACCGCCGCCATCACCGCGCTGATCGGTGGATTCATCGCACTTCTTGCCGCTGTCACGCGCCGCGCCTTCACCAATGACGCGATGCTGCTGCGGCTGGACCGCGAGCTGCTGGCCGAGCGCAACCGCGTTGATCGCCAGCGCGCCGACGACCGCAAGGGCGACGCCGACCGGCTGGAACGCATCGAGACCGACATCCGCGCCATGCGCGATCTGGTGTTTGAGGTCTTCCAGCGCGGGCGTATCGACTGACAAACACCACACCAACCTGCCGACCCACCCCACCCGCCACCGGCGGGTTTTGCATGTCTGGAGAACTCCATGCCGACCACGACCTATGCCCACTTCCGCGACGTGCCCGAAAGCCTCTGGCGCTGGCCCAGCTTTTCCCCAGCCGAGATTGCCTGCCGCGGCACCGGTGCGATCAAGATCAACACCGAAGCCATGGACACGCTGCAACGCCTGCGCAACCGCCTCGGCAAACCGCTGATCGTACTCTCCGCCTATCGCAGCCCGAGCCACAACCGCGCTGTCGGTGGGGCCCCGGCCTCCAAGCACATGTTGGGGACCGCTTTCGATATCACCATGTCGAACCATGACCCGGCCACCTTCGCCGAGGCCGCCCGCGCCGCAGGCTTTTTGGGCTTTGGCACTTATCCGCGCTCGGGTTTCATGCACATTGACCTCGGGCCCGCACGCAGCTGGGGCGATCCCTTCCTAGCCCGTGCCACGCCCTTTGTGCCGGAAATCGCGCCTGCCCGCGAGGTGCTGGCAGACAGCCGCACCCTCAAAGGTGGTGGGGCTGCTGGCATCGCGACTGTCGGTGCCGCAGGTGTTGAAGTCGCGCAGGACGTGCTGGCGGAAACCCAATCGGCCATCCTGCCGCTGGTGCCCTACCTCGATACCCTTCGCTGGGTGTTCATCGCCGTGGCGTTGATCGGCATCGCCGTCGCCATCCACGCCCGGATCGACGACTGGAAGAAGGGTCAGCGGTGATGGGTGGGCTTGTCGCGATCCTCGCCAGCGGCCCGGCGCACAAAGCGCTGGGCTTGCTGCTGGCCGCCCTCACCATCGCCTTGTTCCTGCTGAACCTCCGCCGCGCCGGGGAACGCGCCGGGCGGCTGGCGGAACGTCTTTCAACATCGGAGAGAACACATGAAATCCAACGTCAGATGCTGGACGCCGCCAGCCGTCGGCCTGCTGATCGCGATGCTCTTGCTGGTCGGTTGCGCGACGGTCAGTTCTGACGCTCTGGCGCGCTGCCCACCGATCGTGGACTATAACCCCACTGATCAGGCAAGTGCTGCGGTTGAAGTCGAAACGCTATCAGAAACATCGATGGTGGTGCGGATGCTCAGCGATTATGCCGTCCTGCGCCAGCAAGCGCGGGCGTGCAGGTGAAAGACGGGCCGGGCACGATTACCCTGCAGGAAGCTCCAGACGCCCGGCCCGTTTCACAGCTTTACGATTTCAAAGAACTGCCGCGGATTCCTCACGCTTGGATAATTGCACAGGATGATGTCACCTGTCGCGATTCGAAAAGGGCACAATTGTGCATCTTTGGCGGATTGAGAGTGGTGGCTGGCTATCTTGCCATCGACCTTCGATGTGGGCGGTGAGCGGTCATTCGCTGCGATCTGCAGGAATGACCGCAGTGCGGACTTTGCGACAGTGCGTAGCACTTGCACCAATGTCGGCTTCAGGGACGCCGTTCAACAAACGGTCGATTTTGGACACCACGCATTGCCGATCACAAGATCAACAGGATTGATGAACTGCTTCCGTGGAACTATAACGGCTAAACGGGCGCTTACGCACCAGATGCAGGCTGCCGCGAGTAGGCTTGTGGGGACCTACCGCAATGGGGGCTGTCTGCCCCCAAACCCCCGTGGATATTTGCAGAACAGAATTTTTACTGTAGGATGGAGTCACGGTTGGACGCCTGCCATTGACCGGAATGCAAAATTGGGCGCTGATTCGTACTATCGAGCGCCAATTGGCAAGTGTCGTCGTAAAAAAGGATAAACTCATGCAATCTAAGAAGCTTACGATGTTGGCTATATTTGGACTGAACTTGGCGTTGTCCGTTCCTGTCGCCGCGCAGCAAATGTGCGAACAGGACTGCGCAACTGCACGTAACAGCTGCTACGAAATTGACTGGTCTGATCCGTCGCGGCTTACGGGCTTCCACGGGCTTATTGACCTCGAAGACTGTTTGAGGGTTACGGAACCCGCCGTTTGCTTCGCTGGATGCACTCTTGTTAGTTCGTTTCCGAATACTTCGTTTCCGAACCCTCTTACCTTGCCACCTTCTCAATAGTGCATTGGCGACCGCTCTCCACACCTCTGGTTAGTAGCATCTAGGAAGAAGAAGCTAGGTTTCCATATTGAAAAAGCTCTGTGGGTTCACCAAACGCTTACGTTGAAGGTTTTTGGCTATCCTACGTTTAGCGGACATTCGTGCATGACGCAGCATTCGTCGCTAAGGGCTCACTGCTGCCGTTCGCTGCGCCGTCCACGAAGGTCCGGTCTGGGCCGGATGCGTATACTACCTACTGAACTGAAACTGGCTGCAACATGCCGTCGGTGTCCAATTTCAAGGCGCGCCGCCAGAGCGGCGTCTTGAACACGTGGTGCACGTGCCTACCCTCCTGTTCTTCACGGGTCTGGACAAGCAACCCGGCCCATTCGAGCGGACGCAAGACGCAGGATGAAAACGCAGCCATTTCGCGCCATCCGGCATTGTCCCAGTCGTGTTCCTCGCCATAGAAGGCTGCGAACAGTGCTCGTTCTGTTGTGCCGTGATTGGCCTCGACGTTGATCACGTTCATCCAGACATCCCATTTGCCGAAAGGACGCTCTTCAAAGCGGGCGTAGGACGCATGGTCAATCTCTAAAACGAAAAAGGGGATGAGCTCGGCAAACAGCCGCCCCGGTGCCTGCGCCAGCCCTGAGCCGCGCTTGGTCAGCCGGAATTCCCCCTTGAAGTGGCGCCCTAGGCGCAAGGTGATCAGGAGGTAGTGAAGCACCTCGAGCGGCGGGAATTCGTATTCATTGATGACCTTGTTGTAGCGAAACATTTCTTCAGCGCTGCTTCCCGGCCAATCAAAATGCTCGACCGCCCAATGAACAAAGACGCGCTTGAACGCCTTCGTCTTGGTCAAGCCAATAGCGCCGTGCTCTTGCGCGTACTGCAGCGTCAGCAGCGCCGCGCGCAGCAACGGCGAATGCGTCAGGTCAGGCTGGTCATCGGCAAGGGTACGGAACTCGATCATGGCGGGATGCTGCCACAAGGATTTTGATGAGGCCAGACGTAAAACGTGAACCCATTTGACCGGATAGTGATCCTAAATTCTGAAGGAAACGCAACATGATGCCAGTTGCCACAAAATCAAGAATTTCTATAGTTGGTTGATTATACATCATTTTTTCAACGCGACTCGTCAAACGTTGATGTGGCGTTGATGTGAAACTGCGAGCGCTATACACAAGCAAAACCATCAACTTTTAAGTCTTTGGTTTTGTTGGTAATTTTGGTTGCGGGGGTAGGATTTGAACCTACGACCTTCAGGTTATGAGCCAAAAGCCAAGCGATTCTAACAACTCATGGATATCAACGGCTTAGACGATAAGCCTTTGTACACACGCAGTTTTTGCCCGGCAACCGGCAACATTCGACCGCACTCGACCGGTCTGGATGTGGTCAAACCCGCATAGGTCCGTTGACTCAGCGTTGACTCGAACCGGCGCGATCATAATCGATCTTGATCGCTGCATCGCCCGAAACACGCTCTGTTTCCGCCACCACCTGGCTCGCAGCCACCCCCGAACCACATCCAAAGTCAGAGAACAAAAAAAGGACCAGCACGAGCCAGCCAATTTCAATAAATGACGCAGTCCCAATTCGCATTCTTCGGGCGTTGCCAAGGACCGCTTCTAGCCCTTTAGGACATAGTAATGCTTCCATAGAAATCTTCGGGGGCATTTGGGCCCGTATTCCCCAAGTAATCCGCTGATTTCGCTGTCATGATCGTGGTATTTTATATATAAATCATCGCGTTGTCAGCAAACCGTGTTGGCGCGAGGGCGTGACGCAAGCAGCAGCCTGAGCACGTCGCTATGGCTGCGACCGACATTGTCGCGTGCGGCATGCCATCGACCGTAGGCTGCGAGGTTCCTTGATGCTGGACCGCAGAACGGCTGCATGAAGCTGCGGAAACGACTGATGAGGCCGTTCACAGTATTGATCTGATGGCTGCGCGGGGTGCGTTTTGATCGCCGTCCCGCGTTGAGCGCGAAGTGTGGGATGCGTTCGTCTTTCGCGATCCGTTCGTAGGTCGCGTGAC